CATATCTCTCTTTATGGGGACTGCAAGGTTCCCTGCACTGCCCCCACAGCGCATCAGTTACAGGACCTCCTTTGGCCGGAAGCCAGGAAGTGGGCTGATAAGGCCCATGTTTTTTTCCGGTCGCAGATTCTTTTTTCAGCAGAGCGCATCTGGATCGAAGGGGCAAGGGAGATGCAGTTCGCAGTCGCACGGACCGCTAGGAGTGATGCTCCCGAGGCGCTACAGGGTTTCCACGCGGAGAGCTTGCTTTTTGTGATCGATGAAGCCTCTGGTGTTCCTGAACAGGTTTTTGAGGTTGCGGAAGGTGCGCTATCGACTCCCGGGGCAAGGGTTGTCATGTGTGCCAATCCAACCAGGACTGACGGGTATTTTTACAGGTCGCACCATCAAGAGCGTAAAGACTGGGTCTGCCTGCATTTCTCCTGCCTGGATTCCCCTCGGGTGGACCAAGCGTACATAGACCGCATGAGAGGCCGGTATGGAGAGGATTCGAGTATTTACCGTGTCAGAGTACTCGGAGATTTCCCCCTCGCGTCTGATGATGTGCTTATCCCTCTGTACGAAGTTGAGGGGGCGATTGCCAGAGATGTCCAATTCCCCGCAGAGCGCAAAATTGCTGGGCTGGATGTTGCACGGTTTGGCGATGACGCAACGGCTCTGGTTGTACGTCAGGGGGGAGCGGTCATCCGCATGGACCAGTGGCGCAATCTGGACCTCATGCAGACCGTTGGGAAAGTTAAATCTCTCTACGATGACAAACAGTTCTCGTTGGTTGCAGTGGATTCTATCGGCCTCGGTGCAGGCGTGGTGGATCGTTTGCGGGAGATGCAGGTGCCTACGGTCGGCGTAAACGTCGCTGAGGCTTCGAGCCAATCTGAAAAATTTATGCGGTTACGTGATCAGCTCTGGTGGGCGTGTCGGCAGTTTTTTGTTGAGCGGCAGTCTCGTATAGATCCAGACCTTGAGTTACGTGACGATCTGATCGGGGAATTAACGGGCATCAGATATAATTTTACCTCGAATGGAAAGATCAAGGTTGAGGGTAAAGACGAGATGAAGAAGCGGGGCCTTACATCGCCAAATTTGGCAGATGCACTCTGCCTGACATTCGCTCAGGGCGTATCTGATGCTCATACGGGGACGGTCAAGGCTCGGAAGGTTGTAGTTAAATCAGCACAGGGTTGGACATGAGCGAGAAAGATAACGATACATTCCGGCAACTTGCGATAGGCGTAGGGCTCTGGCTCGTTGTCCAGCTTGCCGGGTCAATTTGGTGGGCCTCCGCGATCACCACCCGGCTCGGTCAGATCGAGGAAAGCATGATCCAGACGTCAGAAATCGCCATGCGCCTTACCCGAGTTGAGGAACGAATGGTGGCTCAAAACAATCTGCTCTGCCAGATCCAGACTGAACTGGTGGAGATGCGAAAGAGGAGTGTAAGATGATGGAAACAATACTAAATTTTGTGACAAGTGCAGGGTTTGGGGATTGGCTTTTGGCTATCAGCGGGCTGGTCGCTGCATCCACGGCAATTACCGCGCTGACCCCGACAAAGGTTGATGACAAGGTTGTCAACGTGATTCTCAAGATTCTCAATTTTTTTGCCGGGAACATTGCCAAGAACAAGAACGCTGATGACAAGTAAATGGGCCGAGTTGTTGAACTTCTTCTACTCATTGCATCCCTGGCAGAGCGTGTGCTGGCAAAGATCAAGGCGACCAAGCGTCAAGAAGACGCTGACGCTTTGCATGATGATCCTCGCACTTGGTATGTGGATCACTTTGGCGGGATGCTCGACGATGATGAAATTGCCAACGAGACCGCCGAAACCGACGCTGACGATTGAGCCCCGGGGTGATGGTGGGATCTGTCTGGATCGAGTCAACGCTATTTTGCTCGGCGAGTATATCCAAGCACTAGAGGCAGGATACGAATAAATTTTCGCCTTGGGTTGTGCAGGGCGAGAGCACCCGACAAGCGGGGGGAGCGCTCATCCCTCCCCCCGATACAAGGAATGCCATGGATGCAATCGGCTATATCATAGAAACGGAAGAGGGTTGGATTGTAGTCTCTATGTTTGGCGAAGTGATCAGAGAGGCTAACTGTTGAGTAGCCACAGGACGCTCAAGAAGATAAAGAATAAGCTCGGGTGCTCGTACACCAAAGCACAAGCGGTTGTCTGTCAGGAAAAACGCAACTGCCAGAAGCATAAGACAAGGCAGAAGTACACACGGAGAGAGTCACGGTACTACGATACGGAAGGCATTGAGAGGTTTTTTAATGGGTAAAATCTCCTACATCACAGAGAACAAACCTCATGAGGTCATGACTGCAATTTGTCCGCACTGTATGCATCCGTGGGTGGCTGTGTTTCCAAAGGACACAAGAGAGCTTGAGTGTCCAGTGTGCGGCGAGGCATCGAATGTTCCAGAGCAACAGCCTGTCGTTTTGCTGAAAACATCAAAGCATAGTTGACAATTCCACCGAGGCCGAGGGTGTCCCCTCGTAATTCCTTAAGGGGCCTCGACGGATTTACTCAAGCCCCCGGCTCCTGTGTAGGGAGGTGGTCCAAATCTAGGCGGTGTGTAGCCGTTTGTGCGGTCGGTCAGGCCGGGAGTCGGGGCATATTTTACAAAAGGAAGAGTCATGCCGGGAGTCGGATTGAGGGTTATATCGAGCGCAGAGATGGAGCGCACGGAACGCGAGGAAGCGAAAAGGCGGGCTGACGAGATGCAGAATCAGCCGGTGATCCTCGGTCTGGCCGCGTATGTCCGGTCTGCCTGGGATGCTGCAAGGGATGCCCGGCAAGAGATCGAGATGCGGTTCCTTGAGTGCTTGAGGGCATGTAACGGTGAGTACGACCCTATAACCCTGGAGCAGATCAAGAAACAGGGCGGGACAACCGTTTTCATGATGCTCACTGACGAAAAGTGCACCATGGCCGAGGCGTGGCTGGAAGAGATTCTATTGCCCGCTGACGAGTATGCGTTTGGAATCGACGATTCCCCGGAGCCGGATCTCCCCCCGCAAGTCAAGCAGGAACTCGAACAAAGGGCCAAACAGGAAGCGGTGGAGCAGGCCCGGCGAGAAGTTGTCTCGCTGGTCCATGCAGGCCAGGTTCCGGACATGGAAACGGCCATGCAAATGCTCGAACAGCTCATGCAGCAACGGGCTGAAGAGGTCAAAGCAGGGTTTCAGGAAGAAATCAGGAAGAAGGCCAAGGAAGAAATCTCCAAGCTGGAAACAACCATTCAGGACGAGGTGGAGGAATCCGGGTGGGAACAATCCCTTAAGGACTCCATTTCTGACATTGTGCGGTATCCTGCCGGGTTTATGAAGGGCCCTGTTATACGCAGAAAGCCTGTCATGGTCTGGAACGGTAGTGAAGCAGAGACGCAGGACAAACTTGTTATTACGTGGGACGCTCCTAGTCCCTGGGACATCTATCCTGCGCCCAATGCGTCAGACGTCAACGATGGATACCTGATCGAGCGGCACACGCTATCCAGAAGCGATTTGCAGGGCCTGATCGACGTTGACGGGTATGATTCCGATGCAATCAACGAGGTTCTCCGCGAGCATGGGCAGGGAGGGCTGTCTGACTGGATTTTCGACACGAACGGGACGTCTCGTGATCACCTCGAAGGCAAGTACCGCAAGGACATTTCCCCTGACAAGAAGTTGGACGCTCTGCAATTCTGGGGTAACGTGCAGGGCCTGAAGCTCCTGGAATACGGCATGGACCCTGAACTGATCCCTGATCCTGTCAAGGATTACGCCGTAGAAATATGGCTCATAGGCAGGTGGGTCGTCAAGTGTACGTTCAACCCAGATCCTCTCGGGAAGAAGCCGTACTACAAAGCCAGTTTTAGGGACAGAAAGGGGTCTTTTTGGGGCCTTGGGCTCCCGGAGATAATCAAGGACAGCCAGCAGGCGTGCAACGCTTCTGCACGCAATCTGGTCAACAATATGGCTATCGCCTCGGGTCCACAGGTTGGGGTTGACGTGAGTCAGCTTCCGGCAGGCGAGGATATTACCGCGTTGTATCCATGGAAAATATGGCAGGTAGACAGATCGAGAGGCGGGGCTGCTTCCGGTGCTGGCTCTACGCCCCCGGTATGGTTTTTCCAGCCGAATCCCTTCATCTCCGAATTGCTCAAGGTTTACGAATTTTTCAGCTCCGAAGCAGACACCAAGAGTGGCATCCCCAAATACGCTTATGGATCGAATAATGGGTCCACGGGTGCGCTCTCTACGGCTACCGGCTTCTCGATGATGATGAATAACGCAACGAGAGGGATTAAGCGGGTGGTCAGGAACATCGATTTCGGCATTGTTCGCAAGTCCATCCAGTCCCTTGTGGAGTGGCTACAGCTTTACCGGCCGGAAGAACTTAATGGCTATGCCGGAGACATCAGGGTTTTTGCCAGGGGGTCCAGCTCACTGATTGCCAGGGAGCAGCAGGCTGTTAGGCGAAATGAAGCCTTGCAGGTGGTCATGAATCCATTGGTGATGCAGGTGGTCGGAGTTGATGGGTTCGCCTCACTGCTCAGGCAGGTATTCGACGGGTTGGACATCCACGATGTTGTCCCGACTGAAACAGAGATGTTGCAGCGTAATCGTATGCAGCAATCGCAGGCCATGATGCAGCCACAACAGCAGGCGATGCCCCAGGGCAGGGAGATCAATCCGGCAGGCGCGGTGAACGGGGATCAAGCGGTTTAGTTTTTTCTTTCCCAAAATCGGCACACCACACCCCTATGATCTCAATATGCCCATTGGTTTGTCAACAGTCAAGCACTAAGTGAGCATGGACACAGTAAAGAAAGATTTCAAAGCGTTGCACTCGGTCGGAGAGACCTTTTCCGGGCAGGAGGTTCGTAGTTGGATAGAGCGGAACATGCACCGGGAGATGGAAAAGCTGATCGGTGAACATAGTGAAGTTGCGACACGACACCTTCAGGGCCGTGTTCAGGCGCTTCGAGAAATTTTGTTGGATTGGGATTCCTCGTCAGACATTGTGCGGCGGGGGTAGCAGTAAACTTTTAGACCGTTGGACACCCGTTTCAGCCCGTCATGGAAACTGAAATTGGACCCAAGGAGGTTGTATGAGCGGATTACCAGAGGCGGTTCAGAGGCAAGTGGATAGGGCAGAAAAAATCTCTAAAGAGCTATCAGACAAGAACAAGATGGATACCCACGAAGAGGCCCCGAAAGATACGTCTGACGAGCCAAAAGAGACTCCCGAATCAAAGCCCGAACCGGAAGCACCAAGAGACGAATGGAAGGACAGATACAACACCTTGAAGGGCAAATATGACCACGAGGTACCAAGGCTTCATGCTGAATTGCGGCAGATGCGCGAGCAAGTCCAGGCGATGAACCAGCAGTTGCAGTCGAAGCAGCAGGAGAAAGAGACACCGGAACAGTCCGACCTCAACCCGGATGCTTTTGACGAATACGGTGAAGAGTTTTCGCAGCTTGCAAGGGCGTATCAGGCGCAAAAGGCTGAGATTGCCAGGCTCAAAGAGGCTATGGGCGATGTCGTCCAGGGCCAGAACCAGACCAAACAGGAGTCTTTTTGGTCCAAGCTTGAGCAAAAAATTCCTGACTGGAAAGACCAAAACGCTGACCCCTCGTTCCTTGAGTGGCTTGGCGAGGTTGACCCGGTTTCCGGATGGTCACGGCAGTCGATCCTTGAATCTGCACAGAACGCGCTGGATGTAGAGCGTGTTGCAAGCATTTTCGAGGCATGGCCCGGCAAGCAAAAGCCCACAAAGAAGCGTCCTCCCGTAGAGTCTCAGGTTGCCCCCTCCCGCTCCGTGTCGAACCCGAACGGGAATGTACCTCAGCAGGCAACATACAGCCGTGGGGATATTGCGGATTTCTACAAGAAGTCTGCGGCAAATCGTTTCCCGTTCTCGTTCAAAGGAAAGATGATCACTTCCGAGGAAGAGGCGGGTGCAGTATCGAGAGATATTTCTCTTGCGGCAAATGAGGGGAGAATAACTCAATAACAAAACCCCGCCATTATCTTCCTCGCAATAACGATTTATAGGGCGAATCTCGCCCGGAGGATGACATAATGGCATTTCCCGTAGCACAGGGCGTTCCCTCTTTGAGCGGAACCTATATCCCTGAAATTTGGAGCGGCAAGCTCCTTGAAAAGTTTTACAAGGCAACAGTCT